TCCCCTCCCCTTCGGACCCCCCCCCCCCCGCCGATCTCACGAAGCGGCAGGCAGGCGGTGCTCAAACCCTCAGGCCTGGCCCATCAGTTCGTCGAAGGACACGGCCTTGTCGGAGACCTTGGCCTTGCCCAGCACGAACTCGGTCACGTTGTTTTCGATGACAACGGCTTCGACTTCAGCCAGGCGTTGGCGGTCGCCGAAGTACCAGCGTGCCACGTCTTCGGGCTTTTCGTAGCTGGCGGCCAGCTCTTCCACGTGGGCCTTGATCTGGTCGGGCGTGGCGTGCAGCTCGTTGGCGCGCACCAGCTCGGCCACCACCAGGCCCAGGCGCACGCGGCGCTCGGCTTGGGGCAGGAACACGTCTTCAGGGATCTCGGCCTTCTCGGCGTCCTTGATGCCGCGCTGCTGCAGCTCGGCGCGGGCGCCTTCCAGCAGACGTGCGACTTCAGCCTGCACCGAAGCCTTGGGCAGTTCCAGCTCGGCCTTGGACACCAGGGCATCCATCACGGCCTGCTTGTTGCGGCCCTGGACTCGGAACTTGACTTCACGCTCCAGGTTCTTCTTGATGTCGGCGCGCAGGCCTTCGACCGTGCCTTCAGCCACGCCCAGTGCCTTGGCAAAAGCCTCGTCCACTTCGGGCAGGTTGGCGGCTTCGATCTTCTTGACCGTCACCAGGAAATCAGCGGTCTTGCCGGCCACGTCCTTGCCGTGGTAGTCGGCGGGGAATGCCAGCGGGAAAGTCTTGGACTCGCCAGCCTTCATGCCGCGCACTGCGTCTTCGAATTCCTTGAGCATCTGGCCTTCGCCGACCAGGAACTGGAAGTCTTCAGCCTTGCCGCCGGAGAAGGTCTCGCCGTCGATCTTGCCTTCGAAGTCCACGGTCACGCGGTCGCCGTCCACGGCCACATCGGCCTGGGCGCGCTGTGCGAAGGTGCGGCGCTGCTTGCGCAGGATGTCCACGGTCTTGTCGATGGCGGCGTCGTCCACTTCGGCGGTCAGCTTCTCGACTTCGGCCGAGGTCAGGTCACCGATCTTGACTTCAGGCATCACTTCGAAGATGGCTTCGAACTGAGCTTCGCCCTCGGGAGCGCCTTCCTTTTCGGAGATGCGGGGCTGGCCAGCCACGCGCAGCTTGGCTTCGTTGACGGCCTGTGCAAAAGCCTCGCCAACCTTGTCGTTGAGCACTTCGTACTGCACCGAGTAGCCATAACGCTGGGCCACCACGCTCATCGGCACCTTGCCGGGACGGAAGCCGTCCATCTTCACGGTGCGCGCCACTTGCTTGAGGCGGTTCTCGACTTCGCTCTGGATGGAGTTCAGGGGCAGGCTCAGCGTGATCTTGCGCTCGAGCTTTTCAAGGGTTTCAACAGTAACGGCCATGTTTGTTCCTATGAGGGATTGGACCGTGCCGGCTGCTGTACAGCCCGCACCGTATTGCGCAAAAGTCACGGTGCGACGCGAGCCAAGCCAGTCGGCCGCGCGGCACCTCAGATTTCAAGGGCTTACATCACATGCACCTAGCCGCTGGGGACCGCACATGGTTCGCTCAACCCGTGATGTAAGCGAAGCCGGACATTATAAACGAGGCGGTTTTGCCTTCCAGACGCGCGCTGTTGCAGGGGAATCCCGCAATCCGCCTGGCCAATGCGCCTCCTCTACAGGAAGCGGGCTTGAGCAGTGTTCGCCGCAGTTGAGCGGCGTTGGTGCGTGGTGCGCGGGGGGCGGGTCGTTATCCATTCAAAAACAATCACTTGCCTTCACTGCGCGGGATCCGTGCGGGCCAGCAAAGAGCTTCGGAGGCCGCCCGGCACACGTCAGCCCAACATGCGCGCAGCCCGACCAAAGGCCCTGCCAGTCATCGCCAATCAGCAGATGAAAAAGGGTCACATCAAATTGAAACATCTGGTCATTCGACCTATACTGTATGTGCATACAGTAGAAAGAAGACGCGATGCAGCACCAGATTGAGACGGTCAGGGACGATGTGGAAAGCGCCAGCGAGCAAGTGGCCGCCATCTGCGAGCTGCTGGCTGCAGCCCGGGGCACGGCCGTGCACGCCTCGGCCATTACCGCATTGCTGCTGCCCGTGTCACGCAAGCTCAGCGCGGCGGCGGGTGACCTGTCCGACCATCTGCATCGCAGCCAGGTAGTTGGCAGCAAGCGCTGCTAGACCCTCTCACCCGCACCATGACAAGACCCCGCCCTGCGGGGTCTTGTCATTTCTGCATTCGGCATGGCCGCTGGCGTGCCCGCAGCGCGCACAGGCTGCAGCGATTGCCGGGCCTGCTCCCGTCGGCAAACATGGCATTCATACCCGGCCCGCGCGCCGGACCCGGCATACCGCCTGCTTGGTGCTACCGCGATCCGGTGGCCTGAGGCGTTCCCGGCATCCGCAGCCACACGCATGGCAGGTGCACCAGGAACAGGTCCGCGCGGGCCGGCCCACGAGGAGCTTCAGTGAGTCTTGCCATTCCCTTTCCCGCGCCGGATCAGGCGATACCGCCACCGGCCCGTGCCGCCGCTCCCGCCGACCCTGCACACAGGGAGCGCGCCTGATGCTGGCCATTGCCCGTGAATACGAAACGCTGGACGAGCTGTGCATGCGCCAGCTGGGCGCCACGCGCGGCGTGGTGGAAGCCACGCTGGAGCGCAACCCGGGCCTGCCGGCCCACGGCCCCCATCTGCCCGCCGGCCTGGCCGTCGAGCTGACCGAACCTGCCCAGGCGCCCAGCCTGCCCCTGATCAGTTTCTGGGATTGACATGGACCGAGAAACCATCGTCAGGACCGCTGCCCTGGAAGGCGCCAAGGCCGCGCCTCCCGTCACCGTCGTGGCCGCGAACGTGGCCAATGGCTGGACCATGACCCATACCGCCACCGCGCTGACCATCGTCTACGTGCTGCTGCAGGCCGCGTATCTGCTGTGGCGCTGGCGCAATGAGCGCGAGGACCGGCGCGCGCGCCAGGCCGAGGACGCTGCGCGCAGGAAGGCGTCTTCGACCGCCACAGACACCGGAGCGGCCCCATGAGCACGGCCCGCATGCCAGCGGCAGGACTGGGCATTGGCGCGGCCATTCTCGCGGCCTGGATTGCCGCAGAAGGCTTCAGCGCAGATCCGATCATCCCGGTTCGCGGCGATGTGCCCACCATCGGCCACGGCGCCACGCGCTACGAGGACGGCACACGCGTGACCCTGGCCGACCCGCCCATCACCCGCGAACGGGCGCGCGAGCTGGCCATCAACCTGCTGGAGCAGCAGTACGGCGCCTGCGTGCGCGATTCGCTGGGTGACACGCGAGTGCACCCGGCCGAGTTCGCCCAGGCGGTGGACTTCGCAGGCCAATACGGCTGCGGGGCCTGGCGCGGCTCCTCGATGCTGGCCAGGACACGGGCCGGCGACTACGCCGGCGCCTGCCAGTCCTACCTGTCCTGGCGATTCATGACCAGCACCCAGCCTTTGCAGGGCTTCAGCGCCTATCGATGGGATGGCGCAGGCCGGCCCGCGCGCTGGCGCTTTGACTGCTCGGCACCCGGCAACAAGGTATGCCGCGGCGTGTGGACACGCCAGCAGGCGCGCCACGCGGCCTGCATGGAGGCCCAGCCTTGATGGACCGCCTGCAAACCCATGCCTGGCAGCTGCTGGCCCTGCTGCTGGCGGCGCTGCTGGTCTGGCAGTCGCTGGCGCGGCTGGGTGCCGAGCGCGATGCGGCGCAGGCACGCACGGATCTGGCGACCGACCGCCAGGCCGCTGCCACCGCCGCGCTGCACGCATCCGAACGCTATCGACAACGGGAAGGAGCCTACCGTGAACGCCTCGACTTTCTTGCACGCGACACGGACCTGGCCCTGGCGCGCGCTGCGGCGGATGCCGATGCTGCCCGCGCTGCTGCTGGCCGGCTGCGCGGCGACCTCGCCGACTACATCACCGCCCACCGTGCCGCCGCCCAGGCTCGCGCCGCTGCCGGACAGTGCGCGCCAGACACCGCAGCCCTCGATCTGCTCGCCGAGCTGCAGCGCCGCGCTGACGAGCGAGCGGGAGCGCTGGCGCGCATTGCTGACGACGCCCGCCACCGAGGCAGCGCCTGCGAGCGCGCCTACGACGCCGGGCTCGCCCTGACCAGCGCCCTGACCAGCACCATGACCCAGGACCCACGCCATGCTCAAGCCCGCTAGCCTGCGCGACGCGCTCGTCGCTGCCCTGCCCCAGCTGCAACAGTCGCCGCGGAACATCCGTTTCACCATCCAGAGGGGCCGTGTGGTCAACACGGGCACGCCGTCCCTTTCCTGGGAATACCGCTACACGCTGAGCCTGGTGATTGCGGACTTCACCGGCAGCATCGATGCCGTGACCGTGCCGCTGCTGGTCTGGGCGCGGCGCCACCAGCCCGACCTGTTCGACCATGCCGAAAGGCGCGAGCAGGCGATCCGCTTCGACATTGCGCCTCCTTCCACGGACCCTGCAGCCGCCTCGCAGCCGCAGCAGCTCGCCATCGAGATCGACCTGGTGGAGGCCGTACTGGCGCGCCCGCGCGAGGGCAACCCCGGCGCCTTCGACCTGATCTACAAGCCCGAGCCGCCAGGCCAGCTCGACATTGCGCAGCGCCAGTTGTGGGAGCTGTTCCTGTTCGGCGAGAAGGTGGCCGAGTGGAACTACGACCCGCGCTGAGGCGTGGCCCTGCTCCATGCCGGGCTGCATGTCGGGCCGCATGTGGCAGCGTGCGCCACGCCCGGCACACGGCGACACGCAAGGGCCCGGCCGGCACCATGAACGCCATGGATTCGCCCGTTGCACAAACCGAGAGCCCGTACGAGATCATCCGCCGCCTGGAAGGGCTGATCCGCACGGGCACCATCGCCGCAGTCCGCCATGCGCGCCCTGCGCGCTGCCGCGTCAAGACCGGCAACCTGACCACCAACTGGATTCCCTGGCTGGCCATGCGCGCCGCGGGCGAGAACGCCAGCGTCTGGTGGCCACCGGCCGTGGGCGAGCAATGCCTGCTGCTGTCGCCCGGCGGCGACCTGCTGGGCGCCGTGGCGCTGACCGGCATCTACAGCAGCGCCGCAGCCCAGCCCAGCGACCGCGAAGGGGTGTGCCACACGCAGTGGAGCCCCACCGATTTCATGGAGCACGACAGCACCACGGGCCGTCTCAACATCAACGTGGCCCACGGCATCACGCTGCGCGTGGGCAACTCGGTGATCAGCATCGACGAGCAAGGCATCAGCCTGCAGGCCAGCGGCGGTTCGGCCACCGTCAATGCGCAGGGCCTGGCCGGCGCGCCCGATGTGACCACCGGCCCCATCAGCCTGCTGCGCCACCGACACGGCGGCGTCAGAGCAGGCGACGCCGTCACGCAGGGGCCGCTATGAACCGCCACACAGGCCGCCGCATCGAGGGCATGGAGCATCTGCGCCAGAGCGTGGCCGACATCCTGTCCACGCCCATCGGCTCGCGCGTGATGCGCCGCGACTATGGATCGCTGGTCCCGGCGCTGCTGGACCAGCCCGACAACAACGCCACCCAGGCACGCCTGCGCGCCGCCGTGGCCAGCGCGCTGATGCGCTGGGAGCCCCGCATCCGCCTGACACGCATCGTGATCGAGCGCGATCCGGCCACACCCGCGCGCGCCGACCTGACGCTGATCGGCACCTTCAACAACACGCGCCGCCCGGCACCGCTGAGCCTGCAGATGCCTATTGCCCGCACCCTTTCATGAAGCAAGACATGACCCCTGCACTGGATGCCCTGCCGCCGCCCGGCGTCGTCGAGACGCTGGATTTCGAGCGCATCCTCGACGCCCACCGCGCCGATCTGCTGGCGCGCCACCCCGAGGCCGCCGAGGTCCTGGCGCTGGAGAGCGAGCCGCTCAACAAGCTGCTGGAGGCGCACGCCTACCGCGAGCTGCTGTACCGGGCGCGCGTCAATGATGTGGCGCGTGCGCATTTGATTGCGTTCGCCCAGGGCTCGGACCTGGACCACAAGGGCGCCTTCTATGACGTGGCCCGACTGCCCGGGGAAAGCGACGAACGCTACCGCCAGCGCATCCTGCTGCGCGTGCGCGCGCTGGCCGGCAGCGGCACGGCCGAGCACTACGAGCACCTGGCCATGACGGCCAGCGCCAATGTGCACAGCGCCATTGCCACACAACCCCAGCCCGGCCGCGTGAGCGTGCAGCTGTGGCTGGTCGAGCCCGCACAGGCCGAAGAGACGCTGGCCATCGTGCTGTCGGCCCTCAATGCGCCAGGCGCACGGCCGCTGGGCGTGCCCGTGTCGGTATCGCTGGCGCGCCCGCACCCCATCGACATCACGGCACACCTGCTGCGCGAGCCCGGTGCGCCCGTGGACATCGTGGCGCGCCTGCAGGCCGGCCTGGCCGCCCAGATTGCAGCCTACGCGCTGCTGGGCCGCGATGTGCCGCGCTCGTGGATCACCACGCGCCTGCATGTGGACGGCATTGCCCGCGTCACCTACCCCGACGCCCAGGCCCCGGCCGAGCTCACGCCGCTGGCCGCCGACGAATACCCGGTGCTGGGCCGAGTGCAGCTGGTGGACGAGGGCCTGCAGGCATGAGCACCGCCGCCATCGTCCCGACGGCGCCCCGCCGCCACGTGCTGCCGCCCAACGCCACGGCGCTGGAGAAGGCCGTGGACCAGGTCGTCCCGAATTGGGACGGCCTGGCCGGCGCCTTTCCCGCGCCGGCCCAGGGCGAGCCTGCGGCCTTTCTGCCCTGGCTGGCGGCCGAATGGGGCATTGCCCAGTTCGACCGCTACTTCGACGACGTGCCCGCACTCATCGCCAACGGCCTGCCCTGGCTGCGCGAGCGCGGCACGGCCGCGTCCATGCAGCGTGCGCTGGGCTGGCTGGGCTATGACGGCGCGCAGCTCGACGAGGATGGTGCCTGGCTGCACCTGGACCTGGGCCGCATCATCGGCGACGCAGAGCTGGCCAGCGTGGCCCATGTGGTACGCGCCAGCCTGCCGGCGCACGTGCGCTTTTACCGCGTCTTCCACGGCCACGACCTGCGCCCGCTGCGGCTGGACCACGGCCCGGGCCTGGACGCCGGCATGCTGGACAACGACAGCGGCACCTGGATCGATGTGTCGCCGTATGGCGAACCCGTCAAGCTCAGCCAGGGCCTGCCCCGCCGCACCGGCACCGAGGCACCGCCTTCGGACGGCGTGCTCACGGCCCAGCTGTTCCGCGTCACCACCATCGCCACCTATGCCGACCGCATGCTGCTCGATGCCTGGACGCTGGACAGCGAGATCCTGATCGACGCCAGCCTGGGCATCACCGAAGTCAACGCCACCACCACGGGCGAGCCCGCCTACTACGCGCCGCTGCGGCCCATCCCAGCCCAGGCCATGGCCACCCACAGCGCCTGGACGGCGCCCGCTCCGCTGGCCCTGGCCAGCCTGCACCCCTGGGCCAGCACCGAGCGCCCGCACGACAACACCCGTACCTGGACCGGACGCTGGGACAGCACGCCCTGGCGCCGATCCTTCGAAACCCGCACCACCACCACCGAAGAACCCGAGGAACCCTGAACATGGCAGTTCTGCAGCAAGCGGGCCGCATCGCCCTCGCCAAGGCCGTCGCCGCCCAGACCATCCACATCGCCTGGGGCCGCGGCCTGCCCGCCTGGGACGCCGCGCCCGAGCCCGAACCCATCACCGCCAACGCCCTGGTCGACGAAATCGGCCGCCGCCTGGTCACCGAGGTGCGCTTTGCGCGGCCCGACGACAACGGCGAGATCGAGCTGCCCAGCGGCGCGCGCTACAGCGTCAGCGACACACCCACCACCTTCGTCTACCTGCGCGCGGCCTTCGGCTTCGACGACGCCAAGGGCGAGGACGTGCGCGAGATGGGCGTGTTCTTCGGCACCCAGGTCGCCACGGACGTGCCGCCCGGCCAGCGCTGGGTGCTGGCCAGCCAGCTGACCGGCAAGGGCGAGCTGTACACGCTGGAGCGTCGCCCCCGGATCCTGCGCAGCGGCAGCGTGCGCCAGGTCGAAGAAATCATCCTCCCCTTCTGAACGGCACCCCATGAGCCAGACCAAGATCTACGACCGCTTCGACGCCGGCAAGCGCTACGACAGGCTGCAGTTCGCGGCCGACCGCGTGCTGCAATCGGCCGAACTCAACGAGCTGCAGAGCATGCAGCAGCACCGCCTGCGCGGCATCACCGATGTGCTGTTCAAGGAGGGCGACATCGTCCGCGGCTGCCAATGCATCACCTCCGCCGACACGGGTGCCACCACCATCGAGGCCGGCGCGCTCTACGTGGCCGGCGCCGTGCGCGGCATCACGCCGGGCACGCTCACCGTGGCCACCGTGGGCACGGTCTACGTGGGCGCCTACCTGCAGACCGACACCGTCACCGAGCTGCAGGACCCCGAACTGCTCAACCCCGCCGCCGGCACGCGCGGCTATGGCGAGCCCGGTGCGCTGCGCGAGCGCGTCACCCTGGTCTGGGGCGCGCAGGGCGACGGCACGGCCGGCACCTTCTATCCCGTGTGGACCATCATCGACGGCTCCGTCATGCCCAAGGAGCCGCCGCCCAACATCGACGCCGTCACCCAGGCCCTGGCCCGCTATGACCGCGACAGCGCGGGCGGCACCTACGTCGTGCGCGGCCTGGACGTGATCATGGGCGAGGACCTGGCCACCGGCCAGCAGGTCTACACCGTGCGCGAGGGCGCCGCCCGCGTCAACGGCCATCCGCTGGAACTGGGTGCCAGCCGCCGCCTGGTCTACGAGGCCAAGCCCGACCTGTTCTTCGTGGACAGCGAGCCCCACACCTCGGCCGGCACGGCCGCCCAGCGCATCCGCTTCGACCGCCAGCCCGCTGTCGGCACGCCCCAGGTGCGCGTGCAGGCGCGCAAGACCGTCACGCTCACGCATGGCGGCTTCACGGGCGCGGCCGACCCGCTGCCCGACAACGCCGTGCTGGCCGTGGACAGCGTGGTCCAGGCCGGCACCACCTACGTGCAGGGCACGGACTGGAAGCTGGTCGGCGGCCAGATCGACTGGAGCCCCTCGGGCGCCGAGCCCGTTCCCGGCAGCACCTACCAGGTCACCTACCAATACATGCTCAACGCCACGCCCACAGCTGTGGACTCCACGGGCTTCACCGTGGAAGGCGCGCTCAAGGACACCCTGGTGCTGGTCAGCTACCACTACGCGCTGCGCCGCTACGACCGCCTGGTGCTCAACAGCGAAGGCCAACTGCAATGGGTGCCCGGCGTGCCCGCCGCCTGGTCGCCCAAGGTGCCGGCAGCACCCAGCGGCACCCTGGCCCTGGCCTCGGTCTACCAAAGCTGGGACAGCAACCGCCGCGTGGACCAGGACGCCGTGCGCGTCGTGCCCATGCAGACCCTCAGGGCCTACCAGGACCACATCCAGACCATCTACGCCGACCTGGCCGAGCTGCGGCTGTCGGTGGACGTGTCGGGGCGGCACAGCGGGGTCAAGAAGGGGTTGTTTGCGGATCCGATGCTGGACAACGGCCTGCGCGATGCGGGGCGCAGCCAGAGCGCCCATATCCTGGGCGGACAGCTGCAGCTGCCCATGAACGCCAAGCTGCACCAGATCGGCACCGATATCACCTCGCCCCAGACCACGCCCTACCAGCCTGTGGTCGTGCTCGACCAGTTGGGCCGAACCGGCTCCATGCTGGTCAATCCCTATGGCGCCTTCGATGTGCTGCCCAGCGCAGCCACCCTGACGCCCGCCGTGGACTACTGGACCGATGTGCAGACCCAATGGGCCAACCCCATCATCCTGCGCCTGACGCCTAGCCAGGCGCGTCCTTCGGAAACCGAAAAGCTGCTGTCCGAATCCACCAAGGCACTGGAGAAGCTGCGCCAGATCGATGTGCAGTTCTGGCTGGATTTTCCGGTGGGCGAAACCCTCACCGAGCTGATCTTCGACGGCATTCCCGTCACGCCCCAGCCCCTGACCGGCGGCACGCTCGTGGCCACGGCACAGGGACTCAAAGGCACGTTCAAGATCCCGGCGGGCGTGCCCTCGGGCACCAAGAGCGTGCACTTCACGGGACGCGCCGGCAGCCATGCCGAGGCCGTCTTCACGGGCCAGGGCCAGTTGCTCGAGCGCAGCGTGGCCAAGATCACGGTCCAGCTCTACGACCCGCTGGCGCAGACCTTCACCCTGGGCACCACGCGCGAGATCTGCGGCACGCGCCTGTGGTTCGCCGCGGCGGGCGACAAGGATGTGCAGGTGCAACTGCGTGAAGTCACCAGCGGCGTGCCTTCGCGCAGCATCCTGGCCGAATGCGTGCTCAAGCCGGCCCAGATCAGCGCCGACATCGCCGCGACCAAACCCACGCAGGCGCAATGGGCGCCGGTGCTGCTGGAGTCGGGCGTGGAATACGCCATCGTCGTGCTGACCAACGACGCCACCACCGCCCTGGCCGTGGCCGAGCTGGGCGGCTGGGACGCGGCGCGCGCGCAGTGGGTCACCAGCCAGCCCTACAGCGTGGGCGTGCTGCTGTCCAGCAGCAATGCCAGCACCTGGACACCCCACCAGACACGCGACATGACCTTCGAACTGCTGGCGGCCGAACACACGGCCACCACGCGCACCATCGAGCTGGGCAGCATCGCCGTACAGGACGCCACCGACCTCATGGTCCAGGCCGGCGCCATGCTGCCCGCAGCCGACGCACAACTGGTCTTCGCCATGCAGCTGGAAGACGGCAGCACGCTGGAGGCCGCGCCCGGCCAGGCCGTGCAGCTGGCCAGCCGCTACAGCGGCAACGTGGCCGTGCGCGCCAAGCTCTCTGGCAACACCAACCACGCAGCCCACCTGCTGCCGGGCATGCAGCTGGTGGCCGGCAGCCTGCAGGCCACGGGCGACTACATCAGCCCCGCCATCAACGCCGGCACCAACGTCACGCTCAACGTCGTGGCCGAGGCTGTGCTGCCCGCCGGCAGCGCCCTGGCCGTGCAGATGCAGGCCGAAGGCAGCAGCGCCTGGACCAACGTGCCCTACCTGAGCACCAGCCCCCAGACCGCAGGCGTGCTGGAGCTGAGCTACCGCCTTACCGGCATCAGCGCCGAGCGCCTACGTGTCCGCCTGGTCCTCACGGGCAGCCACGGCGCCCGTCCCCAGGTCACCAACCTGCGAGCCATCGTGATATGACATTGCACGACGACAAGACAGCGCAGGGCTGGCCCCTGCCCCACCCCGACAACCGTCTGGAAGACGACGTGCTGCGCCTGCGCCAGGCCGTGCAGGACGTGGACCAGGCGCTGACCGCAGCGCGCCAGCTCATCGACACCAAGGCCAGCTCCCAGGGCGTGCAGGACGCCATGGACATCGTGGCCCGCCGCATAGAGCAGCTGGAGACCGCGACCCAGGCCCTGAGCACCGGCAAGGTGGCCAGCGTCAACGGCGTGGCCGGCGTCAACGTCAAGCTCAACCCCGAGCACATCGCGCTGGGCCCGGCCAACGGCGCCACCAGCGAAAGCTTCGGCTACGACGCCCAAGGCCGCATCAGCAGCATCACGCGCAGCGTCAACGGCTTCAGCGCCACCACCGCCGTCAGCTACGACGGCGCCGGCCGCGTCTCGCAGCAGCAGACCAGCTACCGCGGGCGCGTGCGTACGGAAACCTATGCCTACGACGCCGCCACGGGGCGGGTGTCGGGGGTCAATGCCACGGAGGTACAGGGATGAGTTTCGACGCAGTCAACTACGCCGAGTTGCGCCGGCTGGCCGACAGCGTGCAGCAGGCCGCTCAGAAGGTGGACTCCGGCCGCAATGAAGCCGCGGGACACAAGGCCGAAGTACTGGCCGCCATGTCCGGCAAGCTCAAGTTCACAGAGTTCCGGAGCAGCGGCTACTTCTACCCTTCAGCCAAGCTGCTGGCCAACGGCGGCCAAGTATTCATACTGGCCGTTGGCGGCGGGCAAGGTGGAGCCCGTGGGGGATACAACGGCAACAGCGGAGGCGCCGGTGGAGCGGTGCGCTTCGAGATTGGCGGTGTCGGCGGCCCTACCAGCGTAGTCATCGGCGCAGGCGGAAGCGGACAGACTGCAGCCTATCTGAGCCAGGCCGCCAATGGTGGAGACACCTCGTTCGGAAACCTGCTGGCCATGGGCGGGCGTCAGTTCAAAAGCCCCACAGGTGTCGGCGACCCGTCCCCGCGCGGCTCGGCTGCCGGCCGCTCTTTCGGCGTCAGTGGATATGGTGGCCCCGGCGGCGCAGGAGGATTCGGCAGCTCGGGAACAGGCAATGCTACCCAGCCGGGCGCCGATGGTGTGATCGGCGGACTGGCTATGGGCAATAGCTCGACCGGGGACTACGGAAACGTCGTGCCCGGAGATCCCGGCTACAGCGGTGGAGGCGCCGGAGGCACGGGCGTCGCCGGCAGCGCGACACGGGGAGGCCACGCAGCCCCCAACTCTGGCGGAGGCGGAGGAGGCGGCGGTTCGTCCGGGATCGGTCAGCATGCCGATGGCGGCAATGGCGGAAGCGGCTTTGTACGCGTCTGGTGGTACGAATGAGTAAGCAGGACCTGCATTTCGCACTGATCAAGGCCGACCGCGTGCACAACATCATCGTTGCGGACGAGGAATTCATCGCCGAGTTGCAGACGCGCCAGCCATCACTGTGGGACAGCATCGAGCCAGTGGCAGGCGACTGCGCGATCGGCTCCGTCAGAACAGGCACAGGCTGGCAGATCTCCACCGAAGATCAAGCGCCTGCGCCCATAAACACGCCCATAACCGAACCCGACGAATTAGCCGCAGGGCGCGTGTCGGCGGTCAATGCCACGGAGGTACAGGGATGAGTTTCGATCCCATCACGAATGCAGGCGTCAAGGCGCTGCAGGGTCAGGTCAACACGGTGCAGTCGCAGACGACTGCGCTGACGACGAAGCTGGCGCAGATCGAGAGCGCGCTGGCGAGTTTGAATACCGCTCAAGCTTCTTCGCGCAAGCCGTTGAGAGTGACGGAGTACACGTCGGGGGCGGGGACGCACACGTTCCTGCCGGAAAGCACGCATCAGTACATCACCTTAGTGGGCGCAGGCGGTGCAGGTGGAGCCGGATATCTCTCCGGTTCGCAGCACATCCAAAATGGAGGCGGATCTGCGGGCTACGAACTGCGTTTGCGGATGGCCCTGACCGCCACAGCTGCCTACCAAGTGGGCGCAGGTGGCGGCACATCAGGAGCCCAAGGCGGAAGGACTGTACTTGGCGCGCTCGCGGTCAGTGGCGGAGCCGGCGGGTCTTCTGATCGCAGCTACACCCCACCCCCTCAAGTCGGGACTGGTGGCGTTGAAACGGGAGAAGCGGGCTCGTTCGCCAAAGGCGGCAATTCGACCATGGGCATCGGAGGCCAGTGCTACGGCCTCTACGGCTCGATACCGTTGGGCTATGCAACGGGATACGGCGCAGGTGGGGGAGGCTCATACGGCCCTGGCGGCTTCAGCCCAGGGACCGGGGGTTACATCCGTATCGAAGAGTACTGAACCAAACGCTGAACGAGCGAGGCAAAAACCTGGGCACTCCCGTTTCGTAACGCTCGCTCCTTGCCATCCACTTAGCTCCGGCGCCGTTGCGACCGGAGCTTTGCCATGCCCGACCCAAACGACAGACACGCCAAACCAAGCCTCTGTGCAGCCCTCCGGCACAGCCAAGGTCGCTGGTGCCCAAGCCCCCGCCGCGAGAACATCAATGCAACCCGGGCACAACGCCAGCGGCCTTGCAGGCTGCAGGCGCTGTGCCCGGCCAGGACAACAGGCCGCCTTGGCTGCATGAACTTCAGCATGACACAGACCATCACTGTCGATTCCATCAACACCGCAGCTTGCGCAAAGGTGCCTGCATGAGCCTGGATGCCGTCATCAGTGCCGATCTGGTGAAGACGCGGGCGGAGATTGCCGCGCTTAGCAATGCTTTGATATCCGCGCGCAACGAGATTGCAGGACTGTCAGGGCAAATCAGCAACGGGAGTGCGATCAAGAGTGTCCAGAGAATAAGGCTCAGACCTGCCTACAACTATGAAGGAGCTTACTCAGACGCGACTATCACAGCGATCAATCCACAAAAGACTCTTATTTTGATTCGAGGAGTTTACGTGGGCTCAACCCTCTATGGCAGGTTCGATTGTGAAATCATCAATCCCACGACATTGCGCTGCTATAGCGCTGGATACAGCGGGGGGTACGTCCCCCTCCCAGAGATGGACATCCAGGTGGTGGAGTTCAAGTAATGCCCCACCACTACGCCCAGCTCACCCCCGCCGGCGTGGCCTTCGCCATCACCGAGACGCACGCCGAGCTCGACGCTCCCGACCTGCTCCCCCTGCCCCGCTACGACACCTCGGTGCTCGGCCGCCGCTGGACCGGCACGCACTGGGAAGACGTGGCGCAGGCCTTGCCTGACGAACAGGCAGCGTCCAACGAATCCGCCCCCCGCCACATCACCCCCCACGCCCTGCGCCGCCGCTTCACCGTGGTCGAGCGCACGGCGCTGGAGTGGGCCGTGGTGGACCGCGCCGAGGCGGGCGAGGCCGACCGGCTCAACGCGGCCACGCTGCGCTCACTGCTCAAGGACATCGAGCAGGCGCGGCAACTCGATCTTGACGACCCCGAACTGGCCGACAGCCTGCGCCAGTTCGAGGCCTTCGGACTCATCGCCGCGGGGCGTGCCCAGGAAATCCTGGACGGCCCCGTACAAGCCCACGAACAGCCGTGACCACCCCTTTCTGACGACAGCCCCACGGCCCAACCACCCCCCAACCCGGAGAACACCATGGCGACAGCCCCGTTCCATCATGGCATTCGCGTCACGGAAGTGAGCGAAGGCATCAATTCCATCCGCATTGTGTCCACGGCCGTGATCGGCCTCGTGGCCACTGCCAGCGACGCCGATGCGGCCACTTTCCCGCTGAACCGTCCGGTGCTGGTCACCAAGGTCGATGCGGCCATCGGCAAGGCCGGCACCAAGGGCACGCTGGCCCTGGCGCTGAACGCCATCAAGGAGCAGTGCCGCCCGGTGCTGGTCGTCGTGCGCGTGGCCGATGGCGAAGGCGCCACCGAGGCCGAACGCCGCACCGACCAGGACGCCAAGGTCATCGGCACCACCGCCGGCAACCAGTACACGGGCCTGCAAGCGCTGCTGGCGGCCCAGGCCCAGCTCGGCGTCAAGCCGCGCATCCTGGGCGCGCCGGGCCTGGACAGCCAGGCCGTGACCGACGCGCTGGCGTCCGTGGCCATCAAGCTGCGCGGCTTTGCGTATGCGGCGGCCATCGGCAACGATGTGGCCGAGGCCCAGGCCTACCGCGAGCACTTCGGCCAGCGCGAACTGATGCTGCTGTGGCCCGGCTTCAAGGCACTCGACCTGTCCACCGCCGCCGTGCAGGACGCCTCGCCCGTGGCCTACGCCCTGGGCCTGCGCGCGCGCATCGACCAGGAGCAGGGCTGGCACAAGACGCTGTCCAACGTGCCGTTGTCCGGCGTGCTGGGCATCTCGCGCGATGTGCACTGGGACCTGCAAAGCCCCGATACCGAGGCCGGCATCCTCAACCAGGCCGGCATCACCACGCTGATCCAGAGCCAGGGCCACCGCTTCTGGGGCTCGCGCACCTGCACGGACAGCGAGCTGTTCCGCTTCGAGTCCAGCGTGCGCACCGCGCAGGTGCTGGCCGACACCATGGCCGAGGCGCATTTCTGGGCCGTGGACAAGCCCATGCACCCCAGCCTGGTCAAGGACATCCTGGAAGGCATCAACACCAAGTTCCGCGAGTTGAAGGCCCTGGGCTACATCCTGGACGGCAAGGCCTGGTACGACGAAACGGTCAACGAGACCGCCACGCTCAAGGCCGGCAAGCTGGTGCTGGACTACGACTACACGCCCGTGCCTCCGCTGGAGGACCTGGGCTTTCGCCAGCGCATCACCGATCGCTACTTCGCCGACTTCGCCCTGCGCGTGGGCACCGGCCAGTAAGCGGCGGCCGCACCCGACACACCCAATACACCGAACACACCGGATACACAGGAGAAAAGCACCATGGGACTGCCCCGCTCTCTCAAGAATTTCGCCACCTTCGTGGATGGCAACTCGTACATCGGCGACATGCCCGAAGTGGGCTTGCCCAAGCTCACCCGCAAGATGGAGAAGTACCGCGCCGGCGGCATGAACGGCGAGGTCAGCCTGGACTTCGGCATGGAGGCCATCGAGGCCGACCTGACCGCTGCCGGCTACATGAAGGAGTTGATCTCCACCTGGGGCACGCTGCGCCACGACGGCGTGCTGCTGCGCTTCGCCGGCGCCCTGCAGGGCGATGACAGCGAAGGCGTGGACTCGCTGGAAGTGGTCATGCGTGGCCGCTTCTCGGAGTTCGACCCCGGCAAGGCCAAGGCCGGCGACAAGACCGAGATCAAGTACAAGCTGGCCGTCAGCTACTACCGCCTGTCCATCAACGGCCAGGTGCTGATCGAGATCGATCCGGTCAACTTCGTCGAAGTCGTCAACGGCATCGACCGCCTCGCGCAGGTCCGCGCCGCGCTGGGCATCTGAGCCTGGCTCACCTGACCTGACCTCACCGGGCCCCACCGGGCCAGTTGGCCCGGTCCTCCTCTTTTCTTCACCCGAACGCTGACACACCATGGACACCACCAAGCCCCAGGAAGACCTCCAGAACCAGGCTGCCGCCAATGCGGCCGCCCTCGCATCGGGCGATGCGCGCGAGATCACGCTCGACGTGCCGCTCAAGCGCCCCGGCGGCGACCTGGCCCGGGTGCTGGTGCGCCGCCCCAATGCCGGCGCGCTGCGCGGCCTGTCGCTGGTCGAGCTGCTGCACATGAACGTGACCGCGCTGCAGACCCTGCTGCCGCGCGTGACCGAGCCCATGCTGCACAAGGCCGAGGTGCTGCAGCTGGACCCCGCCGACCTGGTGACCCTGGGTACGGAGGTGGCCTCTTTTTTGGTGCCGAAGGCGCAGAGGGAGCAATTCCCGAGCGCGTAGAGGACGCCATGGCCGACCTGGCCATGGTCTTCCACTGGCGGCCGGCGGACATGGAGGACATGTCGCTGGCCGAACTCGGCCAATGGCATGAACGGGCGCGCGAGCGCTATGAAAGCCAGGACTGAGCCAGTACTGAGCACCACCTCCACTCCATCGCCCGCCTCTCGCCCCTCTCTTGCACGCCCCTTGCCCATGACCTCCACCCAACGCCAACACCGCACCGGCCAGGGAGCCCTCCATGGCCGTTGACACCCTGCGCCTGGACGAGGTGCTCAAGCAGGCCGAGCGCGTGCACCAGCCCCTGGCGCTGCTGGGCAGAACCAGCAGCAACACGGCCAGGGAACTCAAGGAAACGGTCGACCAGTTGAAGAAGCTGCAGCAGCAGCAAACCCAGCTGGGCGACTACCGCGCGCTGCGCAGCGGCCTGGCAGACACCACGGCACGGCTGCGCGGCGCGCGCCAGCAGATGGCCCAGCTGCGGCTGGAATCGGGCGCGGGCGAGCAGCCCTCGCGCGCCATGCTGCGCGCGCTGCGTTCGGCCCAGGTCGAGGAAGAGCGCCTGGCGCTGCTGCGCGCCACGCAGCGATCGCGCCTGATGGACATGCGCGAAGGCCTGCGCGGCGCGGGCGTGGACACGGGCAACCTGTCGGCGCACGAGCGCAAGCTGCACAACGACATCCGCGCCACCACGGCCCAGATGGAAAAGCAGCGCAAGGTGGTGGCACCGGCCGCCCAGCGGCTGGAGAGAATCGACGCCCTGCGCGAGCAGAGCAAGACCCTGGCCGATCGCGGCCAAGCGCTGCGCGAGACGGGCGGCAAGATGCTGGCGCCCGTGCGCGCCGTGAGCCAGGCCTTCATGACCGACGACCAGGCCGCCGCGCAGCTGCGCGCCACCATGGCGGGCAGCAACGGCAAGCCGGGCGCCGATTACCAGCAGGTGCTGGACTTGGCCAAGAGCCTGGGCACCGACATGCCCGGCAGCACGGCCGACTACATCGCGATGATGAACCAGCTGCAGCGCCAGGGTGTGTCCTCGCAGGATGTGCTGGGCGGCGTGGCACAGCAGGCGGCCAACCTGGGCGCGGTGCTGAACATGCCCGCCAAGGAGGCCGGCGAGTTCGCGGCGCAGCTGCAGCAGGCCACCCGCGCAAGCGCGGGCGACATGGCCGCACTGGCCGACACGGTGCAGCGCACCTCCCACCTGGGACTGGACCCGACAGGCATGGTCAAGGGCCTGGATGCCATCGGCAAGGCCCTGCCGCAGCTGGGGCAGCAGGGCGCAAGGTCGGGACAGATGTTCGCGCCGCTGCTGCTCATGCTCAACGACGCCAGCATCAGCGGCGAGGCCGCGGGCAAGGCCGTCGGCAACCTGGTCAAGAACTCCATGGACCCGGCCAAACTAGGCCAGGTCAACAAGATGCTCGCGGGCCAGGGCGTGTCGCTGGACTTCAAGGACGCCAGCGGCCAGTTCGGCGGCACCGAGCAGATGATGGCCCAGCTGCAAAAGCTGCAGAGCCTGGGCAGCGACAAGCTGCGCGCCGCTGCGCTGGACAAGCTGGCCGGCGGCGATGCGCAGACGCGCAAGGCCTTGGAGGCGCTGCTCCAGCAGGGCCCGGGCGGCTACCAGCAGATCGCCTCCCAGCTCAAGTCACAGGCGGATCTGGATGGGCGCGTGGCCATCCTGAAGGACTCGGTCTCGGCCCAATACGAGTCCGTCAAGGACAGCTACAACGGCCTGTTGAGCGACATGGGCTCGACCATCGAGTCCGACCTCAAGGCCGTGCTGGGCACGCTGCGCGAGATGACCGAAGGCATGCGTGCCTGGGTCAAGGAGCATCCCCAGATCGTGCAGTGGACGCTGCGCATCGTGGCCGTGCTGGGCCTGCTGGTCGCAGGCGTCGGCGTGGTGAGCAGCGTGCTGTTCGGCCTGCTGGCGCCGCTGCTGCTCACGCGCACCGTGTTCGGCCTGCTGGGTGCGGCCATGGGCGCAGGCAGCGGTGCCTTGGGTGTGCTCAGGCGCGGCCTGGCGGCCGTGGTCCTGTCGCTTGGCATGATGAGCGGTGGCGGCAGTGCCATGGGCCTGTTGGCCGGCGGCATGCGCATGGCCAGCAACGCCGTGGGCGTGCTCCGGCGCGGCGTGGGCGCCGTGGTCCTGTCCCTGTCCATGATGAGCGGCGGTGGCGGAGCCATGGGTCTGCTGTCGGGAGGCTTGCGCATGGCCAGCAACGCTGCGGGCGTGCTCAGGCGCGGGCTGGGCGCTGTGGTCCTGTCGCTGGCCATGATGGGCCGCGGCGCTGCCATGGGCAGCATAGGCACCGCACTGGCCGGCGCGGGCCGCGCTGCAGGCCGCATCTTCGGCGGCGGTGCAGGCGCAGTTACAGGTGCAGGCAAGGGCCGAGCGGGCGCCGTCATGGGCCTGCTGGGCGCCGGCCTGGGTGCCGTCGGCGGTGGCCTGGGCGGCAGTCTGGGTGGCGCAGCCGCATCGCTGATGGGCCTGGTGCGCATGACACCCATGGGCCGGCTCGCAGGCGGCCTGATGGGCGCGGGCGGCTCGATCATGCAGAACTGGGACGGCCTGTCCACCGCCTTCAAGGCCGGCGACTGGAAGGGCGTCGGCGGCACGCTGCTGGAGGCCGGCAAGGCCGGTCTGGATGGCGCTACGGGCGGGTTGTTCGGCGTGGTCTCTGACCTGGCGGGCAAGGGCATCAGCGGCCTGGCCTCGTCGGTGGGCTCGTGGTTCAAATCCGGCGATGCGTCAGCACCCGACCAGGGCCGCGCCGGCGCACTGCGCCAGGGTGTTGCGGCCG